GAAACCTGATTAGCTGTGGCACCCACGACACTCCCTACGAAGCTCACCTAGCCGCACTCGCCCACCGACTGGAACACCATTGGAACCCATGACTGACTTCCGAGCACTGTGCGCTGAGCTTGCTGACGAACTACAGGGCTACAAGGTTTCACACCCCATGCACTGCCGAGCCCTACTGAACCGCGCCCGCGCCGCCCTGGCCCAGCCTGAGCCGCAGGGGCTGACGGATGAGGAGCTATGGGAGCTGTATGACGAAATGGGCGGAGTTCCAGAAGACTCTGCGTGGTGCCTTAACTACGCCCGCGCCGTCCTTGCCCGCTGGGGCCGCCCCGCCATCGAGCCGGTGCCGGTGAGTGATCGCCTGCCGGGGCCGGAGGATTGCGATGCGGAGGGGAGGTGTTGGTTCGGAACGCCTGGCAGTCACGTCATGGCAGCTAACTGGGTGTTCCGAATGTCAAAGGATCGCCGTAGCTGGGATACCCACTGGCTCCCCCACCACGCGCTGCCGGTGCCGCAGCAGGAGGGCAGTGATGACTGACCCGTTATCCCCCGCCGCGCAGGCGGTGATGTTCGCCTACGCAGAGCACAACGGAGGAATTGAAGCGGTGCTTTTGTATGAGCGGCAGGCCATCGCCGCCGCCCTGCGAGCTGCTGCTGCTCACTGCCACTCTCAAGAAATCCGTGAAGCGGATTACACAACTCGGCGCTGGATCTGCGTTGACGAACTCCTCGCCATCGCCGCCGAGCTGGAGGCCGGTCATGCCTAACCGCGCCACCCAGCCCTGTCACCTCGTCACCATCACCGGCCAGTACCTCACGCACAACGGCACCCTCTCCCAAGACCCCACTCACGCCCTCAAAGCCGAGCGTTGGATCATCGAGCGCCATGCCGCCAGAATTAACGCACCCACCGTCATCATCCGTGCAGCCTGAAGCGCTCACCTTCACGGTCGCAGGGATGCCGCCGCAACCGCAAGGCAGCAAACGCCATCTCGGCAACGGCGTGATGGTCGAATCCTGCAAAAATCTCAAGCCCTGGCGATACCTCGTTCAACAAGCCGCCGTCGCCGTCAACCACCCCACCATCACCGGCCCCGTCTCCCTCTCCTGCGTCTTCCTCTTCCCACGCCCTAAATCACACTTCACAAGCAAGGGCACAATCAAACCCTCAGCACCAACCTTTCACAGCGTCAAACCAGATGGCAGCAAATGCCTTCGCTCTACTGAAGACGCTCTGGTCGATGCTGGCCTCCTTCAAGACGACGCACGCATCGCCCTTTCCAACTACACCAAGCGCTACACCACCGGCACTGAACGCCCCGGTGCCCTTATCACCATCATTCCCCTCGACCCGGCAACCTAACGCAACCCGCGAGGGTCGTATGGCTGAACCATGGTCCATCGTCGCCGACCACCCCATCGACCGCGAACCCTTCGGTCTCGTCTTCTCTGACGATTCCACCTTCGCTGAAGCAGAACACATCGCTCGTCACCTCCTCTCCTCTTTCAATCTCCTCGGCACTTACCTCCCCACCAACCCAGACTTCCCCGCTGCAGGCCACTACCTCCTCACCTACCGCGTCGCTCCAGAAACCCTCCCACGCCTCACCACCATCTGGGCGCGTGACCTTGATGATGCCATGCTGCGCCTCAACATCCTCGCCGCAGACGGTATCCTCTTCATGCCCTCCCCCGGTTAAACTCCGGCAATGGCAAAGAAGAGCACAAACGTAGAAATTGATGAGCGGGTCAACGCCGTCTACGACCTGCTTCTTCGTGCTTACAGCCGTACTCAAATCGTTCGACACTGTTCGGAAACCTGGAACGTCGGAGAACGTCAGGCTGAGAACTACATATCCCGCGCACGCCAGCTCATGCAGCTCGATGCCGAGCTAGAGCGCCCCCAATGGCTAGCAGCCGCCATCGCTCGCCTGCAGGAATACGAACGCCGCGCGGCCGATTCCAACCAGCTCGGCGTTGCCCTCAAAGCCCTAGAAGACCAGGCCAAGCTCCTGCGCTTTGAAATGAGCTGAGGATGCCAAGCCTCCTGGATCTCTGCCCCAGCGGCCGCATCCTTGATGACCCGCAGCCCCTCGGCCACCAGCGTGACTACAGCGAGCTGCTGAACGGCCTCGTTGACGGCTTAACCCCAGCACAGCGCCGAGTCTTCGACACCCCGCACCGCTTCCGCATGGTCTGCGCCGGGCGGCGCTTCGGTAAAACTCACCTCTCCCTTGTCCAACTGCTCAGCTGGGCAATGGACAAGCCCGGCAGCCTCAACTGGTACATCGCACCCACCTACCGCGCTGCCAAATCCATCGCCTGGCGTGGCCTCAAGCAGATGGTGCCCCGTGAGCTGTTCCTCGGGAAGAACGAGACTGAACTCTCGGTGGAGCTGGTCAATGGCAGCCGCATTGAGCTAAAAGGCGGTGAGGCAGCCGACAACCTCCGTGGTGCCAGCCTGAGCAACGTCGTCCTAGATGAGGCGGCCTACATCCCCCGTGATGCCTGGGAGATGGTCATCCGCCCAGCCCTGTCCGATCAGCAGGGCAGCGCTTACTTCATCAGCACGCCCGCAGGTCTGAACCACTTCGCGGAATGGTGGGAACAGGCCGACGAGCAGGAAGACTGGACTACCTTCTCGTTCTCCACGCTGGAAGGGGGCAACGTTCCTCCCGAGGAAGTGGAGGCCGCACGCCGCACCCTCGACCCGCGCACCTTCTCGCAGGAATACGAAGCCTCCTTCGTCAACCTCGTCGGGCGCGTTGTCCCTGACTTCAACGACGACAACATCCGCGACGACCTGGAAGACCTCGGCGGTGAACTCATCGTGTGCGCGGACTTCAACGTCTCGCCCATGCACTGGATCATCGGCCAGAAGGTCGGCAACCAGCTGCACTGCTTCGACGAGATCCACATCCGCGAGACGCACACCGACGAGGCTGCCTCCGAACTGCTGCGCCGCTACCCCGACCGCACGATACGCGTCTACCCGGACCCCACCGGCCACGCCAGGAAGACCTCAGCGGGCGGTAAGACCGACCATGGCATCCTGCGCAGCCGTGGCCTCTGGGTGTCCGAAAACAAGCGCCCATACATGCAGGACGACAAGCGCAATGCCATCAACGCGATGGTCTGCGATGCCAATGGCAACCGTCGCCTGTTCATTCACCCGCGCTGCAAACAGACGATCAAGAGCCTGCGCAACCTCACCTTCAAGGACGGCACCAACATGCCGGACAAGGATGGCGGCTGGGACCACGGCTGGGATGCCTTGTCCTATGGCGTGATCGGCGTCTTTGACCCGGTGCATCCGTGGAAGAGCACGACGGGCAAGGCCGTGCGTGGGGTACGCCTCTACTGATTGGCAACCTCGCCTTAAAGGCTGCCATGGCTGTCCGTCGTTATGTCCGTGATCGTCGCGGGAGGTTTGCCAGCGGAGGTGGCGGCGGAACTATTGCCAGCCGCAGCAAGCCAGAAGCACCCGCCAAGCCTGGTGGCAGCATGACCAAAGCACTGCGCAGAGGGCAGCGTGCTCTCTATCGCGCTGAGCAGGATCGCATCCAAGCGCTTGGTGGCAACGTCGCCGGAATGCGCATCATCCAGCGGGACATTAGGCGTGGCGCTGCCGCTAGAAGTTCTGCCGCCCCTGCATCCACCGGTGGCACCGGTCGGGTCAGCGATGCAATGCGCAGCACCCTGCGCGGCCTGGCCCAATCAGATGCTCGCTATTACCGTGAGTTGGGCAACATCCTCGGCAGCAGCGGTGGCGGCCAGAAACGCGTGACCGGCAGCCGCAAGCCACGTCGCAGGCTGCCTGGCAGCTGATCGTCTCGCCTAGGTAGACGTAGCGGAGCCTATGCGCTAAGATCCGGTAGTCGGAAGCGATGGGCAGCGCCCACCACCGGCAATGGCCCCACGGGGCACGGATCCTTGACAACTGAATAGCTCGCGGGCGTCGTCCCGTCCCGGTGGTGGCCCACACCCAGGCACCGCTGAGTCCCGCCTGGGGGCTCATCCACACACCGGAGACACCATGGACGACACCGCCGCCCTGCTCGCCGAGATCGACACCGCTCTCGCCGAGTACGGCCGCTCCATTGATCGGGGCCTGGCCCTGGCAGCAGAAATGCGCCAGCTGGCCGACACGATCGACGCCGGTCTGGCTGATGCCAGAGCCGAGCTGGAGGAGTGGTTCTAGGGCAGGGGCCTCGGCCCCATGACTTATCCCTCCGGTTTTCTTGGGAACCGCTGGCCTGGAAGCGATGGCCCGGTACCCGTTCCTTCAACTGGAGACAGAACAATGACCACCATCACTTGTGCAGCCGTGTGGCTGCTGCTGCCGCTCATCGTGCTGCTTGGCGTGATCCTCTGGCTGTCTGAAACCCGCCAGCAACGCATCCAACGCCTCCACCGCACCGGCTACAGCCAGGCCCGCATCGCCCAACACCTCAACATCAGCCGCTATGCCGTGAGGAAAGCTCTTGCCTAGTCTTCCGACACCTCAGGCAGCGGAGGCAGTGTGCGCAGGCCGTGTTCGACCAAATAGCAGCCCAGTGAACTAACCGTTCGGTCCTCGGCCTGTGCCCTGGCCTTCAGCGCAGCAGCCAGCGACGCCGGCATCACGATCTGAACGCGCACACCTTCCGCCATGGTCTGATCGTGGTATGATCCTCGCATGGGCAGCATAGGCCGCCCAGCCCCGTCCGAAGTGGTGGGCGGGACAAACCGGGCTCGCACCCCGGTATGCCCCTGGCCTCCAAGCCAGCCACGTTCGCCCAGCCGGGAGGTTGGAACCATCATGCTTGAACACCGATAACGGCTACTACCTGTCGAAGCAGTGGCAACAACGCCGACAGCAACGCCTTGATCTTGATCGCCATACCTGCCAAGGCTGCGGCATCACCGCCGCACAGCTGAAGCAGCTTGGATGGCTTTCCCTGCAGGTTCATCACAAGAACGCAGGACCGCCGGACTACACGTACCCGTCATTTGGCCACGAGCGCATGTCAGATCTTCTGACGCTCTGCTCCGAGTGCCATGACGGCATTACCAATTCCGTTCGGCGCCAGCGCTTCAAGTTGGACCCACGCAAGCGCGTTGATGCGGTTCACGTCGCCACACCTTCACTGTCAACACCTACTACTCGGAGACAACGTGTCCAACCTTCCGACTGTTTCAATCCGCTTGCAGGGCGTGAGCCCGCTGTTGTGCCACAACGGGCAGACCGCCGATCCGCGAAATACCTACGCCAAGGCGATGAAGGCGGTGAGCAGCAAGCGCAAAAAGACTGACGCGGACTTTGATGAGCTGGCCAGGCTGGAATGGCTGGCTGGCCTGTATCGCTTTGGCGATCAGCTGGTGATCCCGGACTACGTGCTGGAATCCACCATGATTAACGGGGCCAAGAAGTCCAAGCGTGGCCCTCAGGCCAAGTGCGGTCTGTTCTTTACCGAGCACGCCGTGCTGGAGTTTGACGGCAAGCCTGAGGCCATCAACGACGACACCTTGGCCGACATGTTCGCCACGGGTGACTTCACGCATACTGTTGGCGTGCGCGTTAGCACGTCGAAGGTGATGCGCACTAGGCCGATCTTCCGCAACTGGAGCTGTAGTGCAACGGTGCAGTACGACCCAGACGTGCTGAATCAGCGCGATGTGGAGGAGATTGCGGTGGATGCTGGCCGGCTGGTGGGGCTGGGGGACTGGCGTCCGAAGCACGGACGCTTCACGGCTGATGTGAAGGCAGTTGCCTGATGCGCTGGGCATCCTTTGGGTGTAAGCCCCAGTACGGAGATGCCGGGCAGGGCCGGGTCAGTCCGGGTAAGGCTAGGTGAGTTCAGCCCCGGCATGGTATGGGCTGCGATGGCAGCACGGAGGGCTTCGGCCCTCTCTGCTGCTCTCTTGGGAGTAGTTCTGATAAGGCCGGGTCTGGTGGGGCGAGGTCTGCAATGGCGAGTTGAGGTCTAGTTAGGTCTGGCGGAGTATGGGCTGCGATGGCAGCGCGGAGGGCCTCGGCCTTCCCCGCCGCTTTCATTGGCGGTTATGGCAGGTTCGGGAAAGGTGAGTTCTGCCAAGGTGCGGCCGGGTAGCGTGCAGCGCGGTCTGGCGGGGCGTGGTTGGGGCTGACGATCTCAGCACTGAGGCCTTCGGGCCTCTCTGCTGGGTTCTTTGAATCCAGTTCTGGTTAGGTCTGGCCCGGTCAGCTGAGGCCCGGTCGAATGAGGCGAGGTGAGGCGAAGTAGGGCTAGGTCGGGTAAAGGGCGATGGGCTTTGTTCTGTCGCCCCCACCTACATGCAGCTGGCAACCTAGGCTCAAAGGCTAGATGTACAGCACCTTCGGTAAATCGCTCACCCCGGGGAATGCGCTGGCGACAATCCGCGACTTGAAGGTCTACGACCCTTCTGTTGCGTGGTCGAGGATGTCGGAGCGGTGGGAGCTAATTGAAGCGCTAGCAGGTGGCACCGTTGAAATGCAGCGGCTTGGGCAGAAATATTTGCCAATAGAACCAAAAGAGGATCCAGATGCGTATCGATCACGCCTAGCCCGCAGCGTGTGCCCGCCCTACATGCTGCGCCTAGAGCAGATGCTGGCCGGGATGCTGTGCCGCAAGCCGGTCCGCCTTGATAACGTCCCCGACCCTGTTCAGGAACACCTCTTTGACGTTGACCTCGCGGGCAACGACCTCAACGCCTACCTGCAGGAGCTGGCCCGCAGCTGCATTCGCTACGGCCACGTTGGCGTGCTGGTGGACTACCCACGCGGCGATGAGGGCGACGACACGCCCGTCACTGACTTCAGCCGGCCGTACTGGGTCAGCTATACGCCTCGGGACATCCTCGGCTGGCGCACCGATGTGGTCAACGGCACTCAAAAGCTGACGCAGCTGCGCCTGCTGGAGCGCGTCGTGGTGCCCTACGGCGAGTTCGGTGAAGAGCAGGTGGAACAGGTGCGGGTGCTGAAGCCCGGCGCGTTCCGTCTCTACCGCAAACAGGCCTCCAAGTCCCGCGACTGGGAACTGATCAGCGAGGGCACCACCACCCTTGACGAGATCCCCTTCGCCGTGGCCTATGCCAACCGCACCGGCCTGCTGGAATCGACCCCGCCGCTGGAGGAAGTCGCCTGGCTCAACCTCAAGGCCTACCGCTGCGAATCCGACCAGGCCAACATCCTGCACGTCGCTGCCGTCCCCCGGTACAACCTCTTCGGTGTACCGGCTGAAGTGGATGAGCTGGAGGCCGGTCCCGCTTCGGCCATGGCTTTCCCGGTCGATGCCCGCGCTGAGTTCACCGAGCCCACCGGCACCAGCTACCAGGCCCGCTTCACCGAACTGGAGCGCATTGAGAAGCAGATCGCCGAACTCGGCCTAGCAGCGGTGCTCGGTCAAAACATGACCAACCAGGCCGCTGAATCCAAGAGCATTGACCGCAGCCAAGGCGATGCCGCCTTGATGGCTGTGG